CCCGGACGCATAGACTGGAACTGCGGAGTTTGCTGCGCCATATTGGGGCCACCCGGCATCTGGCCGTACATTCTACCCTGCTGGCCCAGATTCAACGGTGCCGACGCCTGCTGCCCGAACTGCGTACGGGGTTGGAACGTCATGCCCGGTGGCATAAACGGTGTGGGGGTGAACTGACTACTCGGGGGTTGAGGGGCTGTAGGCCCACTAACAGGAGAGTACGCTCCGGGAGTGCCTGAAGTAAGAATTGGATTAGCGCCGCCAATCGGCATCCCGCCCGCGCCAGTGGTACTGCCATTACCCCCGACAGTTATTGGCCCTGGAGCAGGATTAGCTCCGGGCGAACCGTAGTCCATCCACTGCGGGGCAATCTCGTTTGAGAAGTCCCAGTAGCCCGTGCTTGGTTCGTTGATCATTATCTGAATCTCGCAGTTTTCTTTGCAATCGTTTTGGGCTGCGCTACAAACTGTTTGCCTGCTGCTTTCCCTGCACGTTTAGCTTTGGTCGTTGCAGCGTACTCAGAAGAGCTAAGGCTGTTGATTGCAGCCTCTGGCAAGTACCGCTCTCCAGTTTTGCTGGAAGGCTTGCCACTTTTGGTGCGCCATTTCTGGTCGCCCCAGTCTTTAAGGGATTGCTGCGGAGGTTTAAGCGCCATCGCCATAACTCCCAAAAGCGTTAAGATATTCTAACGCACTACGCAAAACAGTGGGGCTGTCTTTAAACATCCCAAGAGCACGATTGCACTGTTTGCAAAGCACCCCGCGAAATTCACCTGTTTCATGGTTGTGGTCAATCGCGCTTTCAACCAACTCAATCTCAGTTCTGCAAATTGCGCAGCAACCTTCTTGGCGCTCGTATCTATCTACGAGCTGCTCCGGCGTAATCCCCCGTCGGGCGCAACGCTTGGCTAAAGTCCACGGGTCTTTTTCACGATACGTCGCTACCCTGTGCTGATTGTTTTCCGTCCAATCCCTATGTCTTTTATACAGACACGTGTTGCAGTGACTTTTGTACAAGTGTGACATTTGCCCACCACGACTACGGAACGCGGATAACTGTTTTGTTTCCCCGCAGTCTGTACAAGTTTTTGTGCCCTCAATCACGATACCCGCCGCCAGCAGCTTTATATTTCTTTGCTACTAATTGACTTTTACGGGCTGACCACTGGCCTGCCCCAGTACCATGCGTTGCTGCCGCCTTTACCTGAGACACAATCCGTTTACGCAGACTAGGCTTAGTATAGTTACCAGCGGCATTAACCCTGCCGCCTTCTTTGTACTGCGTAAAGTCAGTATCGTCGCGGCGAGCCTTGACCTTCGGCTTTGGCATCTTGCTGGGGTTGATGTCCCCCATACCGCGACTCGTTCTCATTTTAGCAACTGCCGCCACCGCGCATGCTGATCATGCGACCTTTGGTTTTGCCCTTGGTAGCACAACCGTCAGCACGCGAAGAAGCGGACCCGCCGCCTGCCATCTTCTTGGGCTTTTTGATTGGTTTGGTCGGACCTTCGTAATCCATCGGGGGATTCCCAACAGACTCAGTATAGATCTCTGCTTCGCCCGGTTTCTTTGCGTAGTCAGACATGATTAACAAGCCCCGCCTTTTTTAAGTAGTTTACCCTTGGTCATGCCTTTCTTGGCAACACCGTCTGCACGTGAAGAAGCGGACCCGCCCTTCTTCATACCCATCATCTCGGACTTTTCGTGTTTGATCATGGCGGCAGGAGCACCCTTCTTCTTCATGAAGGCTACTTCTTTGCCAACCATCTTCTTGGATTCAGCCATGTCACCACCTTTTGAAAATTTACGACCCTTGTCAGCCGCTGCGAAGTCCTTGCCCACGGACTGAGGGACGCCAGCTTTCTTGGCAAACGAAGGCGAATGGGCAATTGCCTCCATAAAATTGTGCTGCTTCTTACTCGTCGAGGGCATCTTGCTTTTTCCGGCTGACAAGACCCTGTACCGTCTTGGTTTCCCAAATGCGGATGCTAACCCACACGATACTCAAAAGCGCAGAGACGGCGGGTAGCATTTCAACCAATGTAGCCACAACAGTGAAAATAGACAAGCCATCTAGGAACTGTTTCCCGATTTCTTGCTGTTCTTCAGTCAACATTTCCATGCCCGCAAAGATTTGTTGATACGGGAGTCTGGGTCTTTAGCGGTTTTGGCTGAAGTCAACTTCTTCTTCATGCCTTCCATCCGCGAACAGAATGACTTCTTGCGCGCCCCGCCCTCTGGCTGTGGGGGTTTAAGCCCGGGCTTGCCCGGATTGGCAGCGTTATAAGAAGCTCGCCCTTTGGCGTTCAAACCGCCACTCTCGGACTTACCTTCTTTGCGTTGCCACGCCGGGGACTTAGCCATAGAACACCGTAATTTTTGCCGACGTTGGCAGAGTTACGTGCACATCCGTATAAAACAAAATCCCTTCGCCGGGAATTGCCAACCCAATTGGTTGTGTGCCGGTTCCAATATTAAACTGTAAACGGATAGGTCCACTAGAACCACCGTCACGGAAAATAACATCCCCGGCGGTGCCACCAGAAATACATTGATAGCCTTTAACCCGAGTACGATAAGAAACAACAGTACCCGTGGCTTCTGTGTGTACGGCTTTTACATCAGTTTGCTGCATCGCAGCCCCCTACTTAGTTTTGGGTGCTGGTCGGGTACATTACGCCGTTGGAGCCTTTGACGATGTACTGGCAAGTAATCGTTGCAGCGCCGCCGCTGGCCGTACCAGCGCAAGCATAAATGACATACACAAGCAGGTCTGTAGAACCGACGTTGAGCATCGTGCCGACTTGAGCGCCTGTGTACGCAGTAGTTGCGCGACCAACAGCTAGAGGAGTCGTGGTTGCACCACCAACCGTAGCAAGCGAATTACCCGCAGCGGTCTGAATGGTGATGGTGTTACCCGTCGTGCCAGAGTATGCGGTTGTGATGTCAACGGTGAAGTCGAGAATCTGCGCGCCAGCAGGGATGCAAAACTCAAGGACTGCGGTTGTGTCATTAACCGTTGTAGTAGCGGTCTGAGCAACAACAGTTGCGCCCATGTTCTGGATCGTGCCAGCGGTCGTGCCGGTGGTGTACTTGTTCGTGCCAAGCAGCCAAGGGCCGAGGTGGGAAGCGAAACCCATAATAAAGTCCTCAAATCAAAACTTGCTGTCTCTTGAGGGAAGTCTGCCTAGTCAGTCAGCAAGTCGGGGGTCTAGGTATGCCACTTTATAACACTTTGCTTTGTGAAAAGCAAGCGCTTCTGCGTCGTCTGGAAGTGTATTGGATTTCTGTAAATTTTCCGCCCGAGTAATAACCCGCAGGTTCCACGGCACGTGCAACCCACACACCTCGTCTGAGCGCAGCGGATAGATGTGGTCTACCACGTACTGCTCCCCCGTGGTCTGCGTCATGGTGATTGCAATTTGGTATAGCTGCCGAATCTGCGTCCTTTGTTTTTTAGTAAGCCACGGCGGGGTTGCTTGCTTGTGTTTGCGGCGACGAACCTTGTTATCCGCCAATACCTGTAACCCGTTATCTTCTTTCCACGCTTTGCGGTACGCTCGTTTTTCTTCCGCAGGGCGTGCTTGCGCCCGTGCTATCACCGCATCACGATTTCGTTTGTAGTACTCCTGCTTTGCAGTAAGTCCAGCTTCCGACTGGTTATACGCCTTGAAGTACTCCGCTCTAGTGACTGCGGACTTCTGCCATTCGATCTTCATGCACTCGATGCATGCGCCCCTAGTCTTGCGTGGAGCAATGTGCCCGTGTTTGCATGGCTCTCCGGTGAAATAGTAGGCGGCTCCGGCGGCTTGAGCTTCTTTGCGGGTTTTGGGTAAGTTGGTGGTGTCCATATGGGCCTGTGTGTTACGACACAGGTAATGTACTTTAGCCCCCAAAAAATGTCAACGAAAAAGAAAAAGGCCCCTTGCGGGGCCTTCCAATCGAGCTAAGTGCTTGATTTTTAACTAGAACCAGGCGAACCGAAGATTCCGAGCGGGTCGCTCCAGCCGAACGAATAACGCTCACGTGCCTTGTAACGCACGTTACCGGTATCGAAATCACCGTCCATGGAGTTCGTCAACGGCATACGCTCAAAGTGCTTCAGACCGTTTGGAACGTCGGTAGTCAAATACCAGCCGTTCGTGTCGGTCAGGAAGTGGTTAACAGTGTACCCCTCGGGGATTGCACCGTTGTTCTTCAGAGCGTTGATGTCGTTGTCGGTCGTACCAACACGGAGGCTGGTTTCCAACAGACGAGTAGCAACGAACATCAGGCTTGGCGGAATGATCAGCTTGCGTGGCTTTGCTGCGATCAGCAGGCCGCGCTCATCCGTCCATGCGGCGATCTGAATAACTGCGTTTTCCAACGAAGTCTCATTCAGGTCAGCAGCCGTGGAAGGCGTGTTGCTGTTCGTACCACCACCAACCAGCGGGTGCGCCGTGTTAAACAACGAGACGCCATCACCACCGGGGTAGGCAGCGTTGAAGCCGTTGTTGATAACCGAAGCAGCTTTCACCTGTTTGGTGTAAGCCATGGCGCGAGCCAGAGCTTTGGTGTAACGCGCAGACAGGCTGTCGTACAGGTTGTCCTCAATCGCCTCTTCGGTGATCGAGAAACCAAGCGCAATGGTTTCGTGGTTGTAGCGAGCGGTGAAGGCTTCCTGCGCATTGTCGTACGCAATTGCCTGACCTTCGTTCTTGACTGGAGCAGCGGAGAAACCAGACAGCTTGGTCTCTTCTTCAAAGCTACGCTCCGATTTCTCGGTTTCGTAGAGTTCTTTGTGCTCTTCGCCGTAACGGGAGTACTCAAGACCGAACAGGGCGTTAAGGCCCGGGAGCAGCTCTTTAAGTAGCTGGGCGCGTGAAATAGCCATGATTTACTCCTTAGACGCCAGCGGCGATCAAGTAGCTGTGGTAACCGAAGTTCCAGCCAACGATTGCTTCAGGATAGCCAACAAACGCTACGCTGCTGCCAGACGTACCGGTTACGTTTGCACTAACAGTAATGGTCGAGGTGCTGGTAACAACACCGGTAACCGTCACTTTAACGCCGCCAACTACAACTTCCATTCCGGGCTGGATACCGACAGTAGAAGCAACAGTGAAGGTCGTTCCCGCAGACGGGCTGCTGGTCAGCGTGGTGCCAACCGTGACTGCTGAGTCTGGGACCAGTTGAATAACCCGCAGGCAAGGTGCCGTACCAGAGCCAGTGCCAACCGTCTGAACGATGTTCCCCGCGACCGAGCTAGACACGGTGGGGTTGCCACCGGAAATGCCCATTGCCGAGTTGCCGTTCGTCGTGCTACCGGAGTTACCAGCGACGAGGAAAGCATTCGTTCCGAGGAAGCGCGAGCTAAAGTAGCCAACCGTCGTGCCGGTGTTAGCTTGCGTGTTAGCCGAGCCTTGAGCTTGCGTAACAACACACGCCTTGAACAGCGCAGTGGGGTTGTCCATCACATAGGCAACCATCCCGGGCTTGTTGGTGCTAGCTGGGTAGTATTGCCCTTGCAGGTTACCAAAGACGGGGTTAGTACCGGGGTACTGCGTGCCCAAAAACACACCGACAATATTACCGGCTGCGGCAGCAGACGAGCTATTGGCGTTGTAAGGGGTGATGACTGCGTTACCACCAGACAGACCAATAACGTCGCCGTTAAACAGGTTTGTGCCGTAGTTTTGCGCAATCGGGATCATCCGGGTTGACCCTGCGAACGGGATACCGCCCATCAGGTTGACCGGCACTAGCCCATACGGGCCATTGACAATCGGGTAAGCCATGGAAAAACTCCGTTATTTAATACCAGAACCAAATCCGCCGCGACTGACTGTGGACTTGCGATCCGCAAACAGCGGCATGCGGGGGTCGTTGTTACGCATGAAGTTGTTGTCAACAGACTCCATTTGTCTCTGTGCCTGATCGTTGTAGTACTCCGACATAGCCCCCGCTTTTTCGGTTGAGATCTTGCAAAGCAACAACCCACCGATTTCCACGTTGCCGTCAGTATTACCCTGAACCATCAGTTCGGGATGGTCTTTCGCCTTGACCGGAACCCAACCCATCCTAAACTTGCCAGACACGTTAGTGTGCGCAGCTTGCCCCATGATGTGCGTTGCAATCCACCGAAATGAATAGCCCGCTTCAGGGGTAGGATCAGGCAGAGAACTCGGCGGTACGTAGACGCTCCGAGCGGTTTTTTCGCGCGACGCCAAATCGCGGGGGGTACGAGCAGTAGTTTCAGCCATTTGCATTCTCCAATTTAGCAACTTGATCAGCGTATTGTTTCAAGGTCAGTCCGTACTTCTTAGCCAGCGCAACCTGCGTGGTAGTCAGTTTGACCTGCCGAGTGCCTGACGAGCGTGTCGCAGGCGCAACAACTGCCGATTGTTTCTTGGAGGCAGACCCCCCAAACATGTCAGGGAAAGTCTTATGCAGGCGTGAATCTATTACCTGAAAGTACTCATCACTTCGCGGGTCGGTGCCCGAACTGACTAGTTTTTGATGCAGCCCTAGTGCGTAGCTGGTAACTTCCTCGTACCCCTGTGCTCCGAACCACTGGTTTTTTGCCTGCCAGCGCAGTGTCTTTTCGTCAGGTTGGACCGCTTGGGGAACGGGTTGTTGTCTTTGTACAGTATCAGACGTAGTTTGTAAAGGAGTTGGGCGGAAGTTTTTAATCGACTCCAATTTTAATTTGGCTTCGGTCAATGCTTCCTGTGCAGCAATGATGGCGTCTGTATCAAACGCTTCTTGTGCTTCCTTGTACTGACGCCGCACCGCAACCAGTTCTGCTTCTGCCGCAGCCTTTGCGGTTTCAGCGTACTGAGCAGTGCCAGTGTCCACATACTGTTTGAGCTGTTTGTTTTCCTCCAACAACTGCTGAGCAAAGCGTTCAAGCTCTTGCTTCTCCCGCAGCGTGGCTTCCTTGGCACGGCGCTCATCATGGCGCGCATGCGTTAATTCTTTGATGCGCCCCTTTACCTTGTCCGAATACGACTCGATCTCGTCATCGGTGGGATCCTCAACTTCCCGATCCAGTGGCTTTCGCCCCCGGTCTTGCTCGGGCGTATCGTCAATAATCTCTACTTCAATGTCTTCGTCGCTGGCTTTCGTGACTTGGACGCCGCCCTCATCGGGGAATTTGTACTCTTCCATGTGTTACTCCTTATGCGCGGCTAATGCCACGGGGGTCTTCAACAACAGCTTCAACCTGATCGTCATTGATCAGACGGAACTCGCGGTCAAAGATTTTTAATCGCGTACCGGAATAGGCACGTACCAAAACAAAGTCGCCTTCTTTGCACCAAGCGCCGTAAGGAAACTTTACTTTGTCCTTGTATGCGTCGGGGCCGATTTTCACTACAAAAAGCACCGTTGATGCAGGCTCTTCCTGTTTGATAAACACATCGGGCTTAACAATGTCAGTGCCCTCAAACGTGTCATCCATCTCAGGAATAGCGCAAAGAAGTTTCCACCCAGTCGGTGCTGGGATTGTCTTTGCTTTTTGCTCCGGCGTAAGTTCTTCAGTCATTGGCTTCGTCCACTTTCTTGGCAAGGTCGATAATGTAACGCTCTGCAATGGCTAGACCTTGAATGACACCACAGAGTTTTCGATACTCCTCGAACGATTGACAAGCGCCGTTAGCCAAATCATCGGCGTAATTGTTCAAGTCGTCTCGGATCTTTTCGCGCAGCACGCGAACAAATTCATGGATCATGATTTACTCTCTGGCTTGCGTTGTTTGTTTTGCATATCTACCTGCGCCTTATGCTTGGCGATATCCGTACCAATGCGCAGCCCCTCAATCTCATGCTGAGCGTCTTGCTTGGCTTTGCTCTCTTGAATCTGCGCACCCATGCGCATACCGGCGAGCTGCATGTCGCCAGTCATCTTCTCTCTATCTAGCGCTAGCCGTTCCTGATCCAACGCCGTCTTGCCTGCCTGCGCCTGAGCTTGGGCCTGTGCGCTCTGCGCTTGTGCCGCTGCGACCTGCATCTTTAGTTGCATATCTTGCTGCTTTAGCTGCGCATCAAGCTGGGCTTTCTGCGAATCGAGCTGGATGCGGGCCTGCGCTTCCTGCTGGCGAATTTGCAACTCTTGTTGCTTCATCTGCAACTCTTGCTGCTGCATCTGAATCAGCGGATCTTGGGCTTGCTGCTGCGCCTGCTCTCTGGCCTGCTGCGCCTTGTTCTGATCCACCACCTGCTTGGACGCCTGCGCAATCAGATTAGAGAGCGCGTACTCGGCTTCTGGTGGCAGATCGTCGTTGTACTTGGGCAGCGCAGCGCCAAGCTGCTGCTCTACTTGATAGCGATACAGGAACCCGGCGTGCTCTGCAATGTGCTCCATGAGCGCGGCTGAGATCTGCTGGGCTTTAGGGTTCTGGCCGAGTGCCTGCGCAATCGTGGGGTCTTGGATCATAGCCATGTGCACTTGGATGTGCGACTTGTGATCCTGATAGAAGAACGCCTTGACCGGCTCGCTCTTCATGAGGTTCATGTTCTCTGTGACCGGATCGCGCGGCTTCATGTCCTCTGGCAGCGGCACCAGTTTGTCTGCGTGCTTAACTCCCAGAATCTCTAGCATCTGCCGGTGCAACTGCGGCAGGTCGTAAATGTCCGGTGCCATCTGTGCCATCTGGATGACGGCTTGGTACTGAACAACGCGCTGGCTCAGCGTCGCTGCGTTCGGATCGCTGACAGGGATAATATCTACATGGTTGTAGTCAGACTTCTTCGCCTTGCGTGGCCCCTCCTCGGGGTCGTAGTCATATTCTGCGTCGGTCTCATCTTTAATAATCTCCGCCAGCAAGCGCAGTTCCTGCTTGAAGCTGTAGTGCAGGCGCGCCTGCACCGCCGTCATTACCTTGAGCTGGCGCTCCAACAGAGCGAGCGTGGTCCCCACTGGAGCTTGAGCCGACATGTCACTAACTTGCATGTCAGCCGTGGCTGCGAACCGCCGTCCCTCATCCACAATGGTGGAGAGTAATTGATAGAGGACGTTGGATGGTTCTTTGTACGGCAGCGGAAGGATGTTATCCCGTAGTGCTCCCGAGCCAATATCAACATCTCGCCACTCTCCCGGGGCAATCGGCGTATCGTCGCCTTTAATACGCAACCCACGAGATTTCAATCCTCCGGGCAAATTGGATAGCGTGCCAGCGTCCACAAGCTGGCGCATAATACTTGTGGCGGACTTAGCAAACCCACCAATCAGGTGGAATAAACCAAACCCATACGCACCAAAGCCGGGGATGTAGTCGTATTTAACAAAGTGCTGCCGCTTGCGGCAAAGCTCGTCTTCTTTTTTCCAATTGCGCCGCACCGCCAATACATCATTGGTGCCTTTCACAATTGTGATTACATATGGGCGGGCAATACCCGTTTCTTCCCCGTCTTCATCCTTGTCCTCAAACCCGGCAATATCCAGATCAGCGTGGACTTCGTAAATAATGTAGCGCTCGTCATTCAGATCGCTAAACCCAGTCTCCCGGTCTTTGGCTTTCTGAATATCCGTTTGCTCGCGGCTGGGATCTGGCAGCGTGATGTCCCGATAAAACCCAGCTTGTTGCAGGCGAACAATCTCCTGCTCCGTTTTGCGCATAACGTGCGTAACCCGATAGCACGTGTCCATGTCCGACGCACCATACGGCAGGATGATGTCCTCTGCCGGTACAAACATTGAGACTTGGCGATCCAATGACGGATCGAAGTACACTTTCTTGAAAGCTGAGCCAGTTGCTGGCAGGCTCCACAGCATGCGTTCATGCTCGGGCCTGAACTCGCGCATCACTTCTGTCAGCTCGTAGTTCATGTCGTCCTCGACACGGCGAGCGGCTTCTTTCTTCTCTGGCGTCTCTTTGCCCAGAATCTTGGTGCGCACCGGGCCTTGGGCCGGGAACGACTCCGTGATCGCTTCGGACTGGAACCGCACCACAGCCTCGGTAATCATGGGGTGGAACACGCCACATGCCCCGTTCCATGGTTCTGTGCGCTCTTCATATTGAAGCCCCAAGAGTTTCAGCCCCTCTTTGTAGGACTTCTCCCAGTCTTTGCGCGATCCCCGGTCGTTCTCAATAGCTTCAGCTAGCTCACCCGCCAGCATGTCCAGATCGCCCGCATCAATGTCATCGGCAAGGTTGGCGTGGAACTCATCCGTTTCTTCGTCTGGCGTGATGCTGATCTCAAGATCACCGGCCTTGATGTTGACCGCCTCGGGGTCAACAATCTCAATCTCAAGCGGTTCTTCTTGCTCAGCCAGCGTGTTGATCCCCTGCGGCGCGCCGTAGATTGCCTTGTCGAAGTTCGTTGCCATCAATATCTCTTCTTTAAAGTTGCCCGATTTGTGGCGGGATCATACTTGAACCGGGAAGCGGGATTTCCGGTCCTTTTGCTGGCCCGATCCAACGCCCGCTCTTCTGCTGTCATGGCGTCCCGTGCTCTACCGGCATCGGTCAGATTGCCCTTTTCGTCCACATGCCCCCTAGCCCGTAGAACGTCGAGCGCAGCGTCTCTGGACCCCATCTGTTCTGACAGACGGTCAATCAATTGACCACGACCCATGAACTTCTGCGTTGCCATACTAATAGTAAGCCGCCATGCGGCGTCGAAATATTGACGGTTCGTCCCGTTCATCCGAATCCAGCGCAATAAACCCGCCTTGGCGGTATCGTAACAGGGCTTGGGTGGTCGTATCCACGTAATCGTCATGCTCCCCTACCGGGAAAGCCGCAATCTCTTCTATGACCTCCCTAGCCCAGCGCGTGTCCGGTGCCCAGACCTTGTTGGAGTGGAACAGATCCGACACAGCGTTCATCCGAACCATCTTGTCATTGCCGCGACTTGGGGAAAACTCCTGTACAGGTATGCCCATACTCCTGAGTTCTTGGATAAGCGGAGCGCCCGCTGCCTTTTTCTCCACAATGAAGGCATCTGGATCCCACTCCTTCCAATGTTTAAGCGCGGCGGTCTTTAAATCAGGGAACGCCATGCGTTCTTTGAACGCATCAAGCAGAATTATCTGCGGCGAACTCTTTTCCTCTTCGTTATAGAACACACCCCACGTGGTACACGCCGAATAGTCCGAATTGTTCTTGGTCTCAAACGCCGTATCCCACGACTGGATGATGTACTCACACGTTGGGGGGTCATCATGGGGCCAGATGCGCCAATGCTTGCGCGAAACAACCGCCGAAGTGTCAGCCGTGGGCTGCTGCATGTACTGCGCGTTCCAAAAGCGCGGGTCCATGTTGGCTTTCTTACTCTTTAACTGATCGAGCGGCCACTGCTCGGGCCAAAGTGACTTTTCTTCTGGCGTGTCCTCACTCAATATAGCCGGAAGCTCGACAATCTCCCACCGATCAGCGTTCTGGTTCTTCGTTTGGTAGTCGATCAAGCGCCCAGTCAGGTCAATCAGCGACCAACGCGTCATGATTACAATTATCGCCCCGCCCGGCATCAAGCGCTGGAGCGGCCCAGTCTGAAACCACGACCACGCAGTATCAAAAGCTAGCCGGGAATTGATCTTTACGTCCTGCTCCGAGTGCGGATCGTCAATTACAAACAAATCTGCACCCCGTCCAGCTAGCGCACCCCCTACGCCTGCGGCGTAGTACTGCCCACCAGCCGTCGTTGACCATTTACCCGCCGCTTTCTGGTCTTCTGCCACGATTGTCTGGGGAAAAACCTGCGCGTAGTCCTCGCCGTCGATCAAATTTCGTATGCGCCGCCCGTAATCCTCGGACAAACTTGCAGTGTGCGTACCCATGATGATCTTCTTCTCGGGGTATTTGCCCAAAAAGTACGCAGGGAACAGGTAAGAAGAGAACTCGGACTTACCCATACGCGGCGCGATGTTAATAATCACCCGCTTTTTGGTGCCGTTCAACACATCTTGGAAGATTTTCGCCAACTTGCGGTGGTGAGCGCCCACCTTGAAGCCGGGATATACGGCGGAGGCGAAGCCCAGAATCGAAGTATGCGCAGCCGCCATGCGTGCGCGGTGCTCTCGGACCTCCAGATCCTCAAACAGCTCCATCTTGTCCTTGAGGGACATGCGGGGCAGCGCTCGCTGGAGCGCTTGCAGCTCGGCTTTACTGAGAGTCGTGAAGTTGTTCAGGGACATCTGATACGTCTACGACATCGACAACCTGCATGAACCTGTTGAGCTTCTCTTTGATGCGCGTCTCCAGCTCGGAGTCGGTCATCTCTGCCTTCTTGATCTCGATCTTCTCCGTGAACAGACCGACCTCAGTCACGCGCCCCAGCATTCCCAGCGCCTTGAGGCGGATACTCGGGTTCGTGTGCTTGGTCTCTTCAACGATCTTAGCCACCGTGTAGCCACGTAGCTCCTTAGCCTGTTGCACAAACTCCCAATCATATGCGGTGAGCATCCCAGTCAGATGCTGCACTGCAACAGGAGTCTTGACCGAAGCTAGCGCCGTGCGCTGCTCATCCGTATCCGTGGTCGCAACTAAAGAGCCAAAGGCTTTGCGCGCACTATTAACTTCTACTTCCTGCTCAAGTTCGGCGTCGGGCACCACGCCCAGATCTTCCAACCACTTTGTGGTGGCAACCTTGGCGGACACAATCTTTTCCGGCGCAGCCGTATGCAACGGCGTGAAGTTAGCCGTGTCGGTAATTGCAGGAGTATGTACTAAGTGCTCTAGCATGAAATCACTCTACACGCAAAGATATGCGCAAAGCAAGTTTGTGTATCGTTGGACAGTGATATTTACAAATTTTTGTAGTAATAGTGGGGGGTACGAATGGGGGTAAGCGGATAGAAATTGGACAGAGGGATTGGGAAAATTGGGGGATGGTTGTGGAACAGTGTTCTGCGCGGCGAGAGTCGCGTCGCCGCGCAGACGGGGGTGGGGGGTGGGTGGGGTCGCCGGGGGTTGGGCTGGCACGAAAATAGCATGTATCTGGCTTGGGCACCATTGCGCCCGACTCCCGGACACAGTGTCCGGGAGTTTCAACCCTTCGGAGATGATGAGATGGATATGACACTGCCAACCAAGCCGGAGTCGCTTGGTCAACCCCAACCGACGTCAACCGGCGTCGAGCGGGTTCTTGATGAGTCGAAGCGCGAAGCGGTCGAGTTGTCCACGACCGCCAATCAGGTTCTCGCCACGGCGCAAGTTGATGAGCGGGCGGTGTTCGCCCTGTTCGACGACATGTCAATCAGCACCGACGACTTTCGCAAGCGACTCGCCGACTTGCGGATCGGGGACCGCGACACTTGCGAGTCGTACCTGTTACGTTGGGCTTGCGCCAAGTATTCGCTAACCCTGATTGACGGGCAACGCGGCGCAAAATTCGATCCGGCTCCGCTTGCCGCTTCACTTGTCGCGCTCGACATTGAAAACGGCGCGCTCGACCGCGTGGAATTCGGTGGTGACAAAAATCTCGCGTCAATGGTCATTCAAGAGCGCGCGCGTCAAGATGCGGAGCGCGCATGCGAAACGGCGCGCAAAGCGGTGCGGCGCGCGATGATCCAATTGTTTGATGATCCCGAAAAGACCGCCAGCGCGGGCAAGGCAAAAGCGGATGAAGTTGCCGCGCTACTGAAGCGGATTGCGAAACTCGAAACTGAGTCTCTCGACCGCTTGAAAGCGGGCCTCGACAAAATCGAGCGCGACCGCGCCGCCAGCAAGTAACCCGACGCCGCGCCGTGGCGCGGCGCGGTCCGCTTCGCCCCCGCATGCGAAAGCATGCGGGGGCTTTCGCATGCGCGCAATATCGGCGCGCATGCGAAAGCCCAAGCCCGGGCCTAACTCGCGGACAATTTGTCCGCGAGTTTTTTTGTAACCCTGACGCGCTAGTCGCGTCGAACGTAGAACGTGGAGCGAAGAATGTTCGACAATGCAGATCTACACGTAACGCCCGCATATGGGCGTGATTACAAGTCGATGATTGAAGTGAAAGAGTCGTGGCATGGCGGGAAAGACTTCCTGCTACACGGCAAACCCATGTCTGTCAGGGACGTAGAACGCACAACGCAAGTCTGGGTGCGCTACGCGAAGTTGCGCAAGATGGTGCGAGTGCAGTAACGGATTGCTTCGCCGCATGGGTCAGCCCCATGCGAGGGCGCAATCGTCCTACTGGCGGACACGTTGTCCGCTAGTTACTCTGGAGAACGTAGAATGGACACTTACGACGTACTGCGCGCGGGTCGCGCGCATTGGGATGGGCGCTTCACCGTTAACACGGTAGACCCCGACTTCGACCTCGACAGTAGCGTCGAGTTCGACGATAGAACGGAGAGCGACCGACTGTTCAACCTGACAATCGTCGAGTTCGACGAAGACGCAATCGACGCCGCGCGTGAGTGGCTACGTGGTCAGGGCATCCTATGATTGACGACGATGACGATCACGACGGGGAGTACCTCCCCTACTGCCGCGCATGCTACAGAGTGCGCGTCGAGTACCCGCGTCGCAACATGGAACGACCAACGTGTCGTGCGTGTGGAGAACGAGAAGCGCGTGGTGTGCGGCACACCATCGTGCCAATGAACAAGTCGAACTACGTACACGTACGCGACCGTAGTTTGCTCAGCCAACTCAACCCAAAGAGGACATGATGAACGTACCACGCATAGTCTGGATCATCGTATACGGATTGGCCATTGCCGTAGTTCTCCAATATACGTTTGGGAGTTGGAAGCACCTATAAATGTCCAACTCTTTACTGTCCTCATTTTTGAAGTTGGTCCACAGACCTTGGACCACCTGAATGGCGTGTATTCATGCGGTTTCCAGGGGTCCACCCCCCCGGAAACCTACATATATATATAACTCATTTTCCAAAAATATATATATATGTAAGCTCAGCCGGACAGACTTGCGCCAACTCACTTTTCCGTTTGCCGTGGCGCTCTTCAAAAAACATAGGTATCCTTGGGGGTAACACCCCCAACGCTAGTGCTCATGCGGGTTTCTAGCGTCCACGCTCACTGGACCAACTTCAAAAAACTGGACCACCTCTTGAAGCAATGTACTAAATGTCAAACCTTTTACAAGCACAGCGAGTACCGCGTGCAACTATCCCGGGCCGCGTCCGAGGGGCGCGGACTCTTCGACGGCAAGCGACTCTGGATGGAGATGTCAATCTGTAGACAGTGCAGACCGAAGCGCCGACCCTACACCTCCATGACGGAGCGCGAACTCAACACGCTAGTTCTGTCCAACGACATCACTCGGGAGTACGCTGACCAGATTCTGTCAACCCGCGCCACCAACGCAAGGCGCAAGATGTCCAACGCTGTAAAGAAACGATGGCAACGCGAACGACTCGCGCGTGTCAAACCTGCGCTCGACCTATGCGCGTCAGAGCGCAACTCGGTGAAAACGCAGCTCCGTTGCGCTACAAAGAGTGGCAAGCCAGATGTCATCGCCTTCTGCACAATGTATCTGCAAGTAATCAGCGAATACGCCGAGCGTGTGCGTGTATCGCAAAAGCTACACGACGTACCTTCGGCAACGAAGGCGCACGTGTTCGACGCATGGCATGCGTGTGGAAAAACGCGCGGACCCATGCTTTTCAGCAAACTGGCGGACATCCTGTCCGCGAGTCAACCGGAGAGTGAGTGATGAAACAGAAGTACTTGGTTGAGATGCACTACGAGGTGCACTACGACGCAG